CATGGCGGACGGGACCTATCGCATTCTTGGCGGGGAGCATCGTTACCACGCGGCTAAGGTTCTTGGTTGGACCAAGATACAAGCTGTAGTTTTGACGGGGTCTCAGTGGGAGGACGAGGACCTTCAGAAGTTCGTTACGATGCGTCTCAATGTTCTCCGGGGGAAGTTGAATCCAGACCGGATGGTGAAGCTTTACGATGAGATGAGCATCAAGTACGGCGTAGAAGCTTTACAGGGGATGTTTGCCTACGTCGACAACGAGGCATGGACCAAGACGGTCAAGGCTATCGGTAGGGGTATCACTCAAGGGCTACCGAAGGGGATTGCTGACAAGTTCGACAAGGCAAAGCCCGAGATTAAGACAGTCGAGGATCTCTCGAAAACGCTGAACAATATCTTCAGCAACTACGGCTCGACGCTAGACCAAAACTTCTTGGTGTTCACCTACGGAGGTCGTGAGCACTATCACATTCAGCTAGACGAGCCGACACGAGCGGCAATCAAGAAGATTTTCAGCCGTTGTGAGGCCGAGTCTCTTGATGTTTTGTCGGTTTTGCGGGGGCCGCTGGAAGCCTCTGCCGCATTCACTGAGGTTATTCGTGGTGGCTCCAAGTCTGGTTCATCGGAGGCTGATTTAGATGACTAAATCATTAATTGTAGGCTGCAAGTCAAACTCTATCCTAACCATACACAAGGAGGTGGGGTTTGAGACTGCGATCCGAGAACGCTTGTACTTCGACACCATTGAGACTGATAGCTCTTCACACATAGAGACCTACTATGTGGTTGATTCTTCTTGGAAGTTCAGTTGGTTCGTAGGCGAGTGTAATAAGTTCGCAAACTACCGGACTGAGGTAGTCGCCGCAAATGCTGAGGCGAACGAAGAAGATTACTATGAGGTAGGATCTCCGGATGCTACTGACTACACTTTTGAAGTGTCCGACCCTGAAATGGATAGGAGGCGCGTTATCCGTGTTGAGGTGGACGCGCCTAATCCAGATGAGGCAGCTCGTTTACGTGCTCTTGAGATTTATGGGGGCATGGATGATGACATTGACATACCAGAAACGCGCTGCTTAATCGTTACTCGGGATGATAGTGTTTGGAAGATTAAGGTAACCTTATTTTCAGATAGGAAAACGGTTGTTACTCCTATTGAATTTCTAGAAAGTTCGTGTGGTGATGCGATTCGCCCTCCTCGTAATTTCTTGGAGCAAGTTCTCGGGAAGCCTAGCGCTTCTTATGTGCCTAACGCCTTATTCGACGCGGTAGACGATGGCGACCACGTTCCAATCTCGATAGGCTTTTATGAAGATCACATTGATTACTTCAATGTGGTTTTCGAGTAGGAATCTTATGCCGAGGCGAACAAATAAGATCCTATCGGAAGCTGAAATTCGCGAGGGTATTGGGATGGCTCAATCGGGGGCCACGCCTAAAGAGCTTTCGGAGAAGCTAGGGATACCCTTGTTAAGAGCTAAGCGTCGGTTTGCCGAGTACTTTCAAGAGCTTGAGCGGCATCACAAGAAGTTAGTTGTGAGGGTATCGAAGACCCTCAAGCAGGCGCTGGAGGCCGAGGCATCCATACGGGGTACTTCGGTGTGCGGGGTGATCCGCAAGATTCTTGAAGATCGCTATTCTGGAGTTTGAGAATTGGATTACAAATTAGTAACCCGTCACGAGGATTTGGGTTCGATAGCGAACGAGGTCTTAGGGGCGGCATATTGCGCCCTTGACCTTGAAACCACAGCGCTTCGTCCTTGGCTAGGCAAACCGCGTCTATGCTCAATCAACACGGGCAACGGGGTTAAGGTAGTAGACCTATTTCAAACTCAAGGATTAGGGCCGGTGGTGGATGCGCTTTCCAAGACCAACGCGGTGGTAATCGGGCAGAACCTGAAGTTTGATCAGCAATGGTTGTTGCACCACTACGGGTTGGAGCTTAGCAAGATTTTCGACACGTTCCGGGCATCTACGTTGATCCACAACGGGAAGCGGATAGGTCACGGATTGTGGGATTTGTATTCCCGTGAGCTAGGGATTGTTTCTGATGCGCAGGACCTAGGCGGCTCAGACTGGTCCGGTTCGTTGACACCAGAGCAGCTATTTTATTCGGCGGACGACGTTCACTGGTTACCCGCACTACGGGAGAAGCTTAAACCCCAACTTGCGGCGAACGGGCTTAACAAGACCGCGCTAATCGAGTTCCAGGTGATCCTCGCTGAGGCAGCGCTTGAAAACACGGGGTTCCGGTTAGACTCCGAAATGTGGCTCAATCTCTACGAGAGAAACAACATCCAACGCGCTGCACTGGAGGCGGAGTTGTTGTATCGGTTGCCCCATCCAGAGGGGCAACTCGGGTTGTTTTCCGAAGGAGCGAATTGGAATCTTTCGTCTACTCAGCAGCTCATGAAGTCGCTAGCGCGGTTAGGGATTGAGCTAGAGTCTACGGACGAGGATTCGTTAGCGGCGGCTGCTAGTCGCGATCCCGTGTTGCTCCAAGTGATTGCCCATCGGAAGGTTTCAAAACTCTGTAGTTCCTTCGGGCCTGATTACCTGGGAAATATTGATGCGATTACGGGTAGGGTTCACGCGTCTTTTTATCCGTTTACGGGGGCAGGGCGTTACTCTTGCTCGAAACCAAACTTACAGCAGATTCCTAGGCTCAAGGACTTCCGCAAGTGCTTCCGCCCCTTACCTGGGAAGAAGCTTATAATAGCCGACTACTCTCAAGTTGAGCTTCGGATAGCGGCGCAGATATCCGGCGATGAAAAAATGATCCAGGCGTACAACCAAGGGCAGGATCTTCACAAGCTTACCGCTGCTTGGACTAATGAAGTTTCGGTTGCTGATGTTACTTCAGAAATGCGCCAACTTTCTAAAGCAATTAACTTCGGCTTATGCATAGCAGCCGGTCAACGTGTCTTAACCCACGTTGGTTTGATCTCAATCGAGAATATCGAAGATTGGCACCTTTTATGGGATGGTGTAGAATGGGTTAGACATAGAGGTTTAATCTTCAAAGGAATTAAGAAGGTAATTACTTTTGATGGTTTAACCGCCACACCAGACCACGAAGTTTACACAAATGACGGACGGAAGATTCGGTTCGGGAAGCTCGCATCCTCGTTACATTTCGGACGCATCGCTGTTGGAGGAGTTGGGGAGGTTGCCGTTGGGTACACTGAGTTTGACCGACAACTGGCACTAATCCCCGGAGAATCTGAGATTGACAACCTACTCAGTGAACAGCCAGAACAAGGGTTACTAGCTCCTGTTTACGACATTTTAGACGCCGGTCCTAGGCACCGTTTCACAGTTGAGGGGAAGGTTGTGAGTAACTGTTACGGGATGGGAGCCGAGCAGTTAGTTATTTACGCGCTATCTTCTTACGGTGTAGTTATGACACTAAATCAGGCGCGTCAATTTCGAGCTAAGTACTTTAAAGCTTACGACGGCATCAACGCGTGGCATCAAAAAACATTCCGGCAGATTAAGCCGAAGGGTGTTGTTAGGACTTTATCCGGGAGGCTCCGGTACCTTGAGGCTAAGGCGCACAACGAATACCTAAACTCTCCTGTACAGGGAACGGGGGCGGACGGGTTGAAGCGGGCTCTACGCATCCTGTATGATCGCCTGAAGTGCTATGGGGGCCGTGCTCGGGTAGTTCACATGGTGCACGACGAGATTGCTATTGAAGCCGATGACGAACCCGAGTTTCTTGTGCAAGTACGCGCCGACCTTGAGCGGTCTATGATCGAGGGGATGTCTGAGTTTATTACGAAGGTTCCCATCGTAGTTGATTCTGGTGTCGGGTGTTCGTGGGCCGAAAAAGGCTAAGATTAAAATTGTGTCGAAAGACGATCCCTATTTTATTCCGCCTCCTGCGACTCCCGTAAGGGAGCCGATACCTCAGACAAAGGTGCCCAAGATCAGGCACGCGAAGCTTAAAGCTTTGAAGTGCTTCAAGGACGTGCACGATATGATTTGCTCGGGGTGGACGACGGCCGAGGTAGCTTCGTACATCCAAGAGCAACGACGGGAGATGCTAGACCAGACGCCTGCCTCGATTGAGTGGCAGTTGAGCCAGTACCGCACGGCGCTACCTCCGGGGGCGTTGACCCCGATTCAGCGGACGCCTACGTACAAAAAGGCGGTAGCTAAGATTAAGCGCGGGATCGATGAGCTAGCCGAGTTGGAAAAGCTCTATGAGCTGCAGATGCAGCGCATCACGATTGACTTCGAGACGGAGAAGAAGATCAACAAGCTCATGCCTACGATGACCCGAGAGATTAAGTGTGCTCGGGACATTCTGGTTTCCATGGCTGAGCTGAAAATGGATCTCGGGTTGGACGAACGCCACCTAGGCAAGCTCGACGTAGGTTTGGAGGCGCCTGAGGAGTTGGCGGCTCGTTTTGGCAAGCCCCTAGTAGGCCAGGTCTTGCAGAATGCGGAAAGTAGGCAGAAGCTTCTAGCTTTGGTGGATAAGTTCGCGAAGGTTCAGCAGGCAAAAACAATTATTGAAGTGGAGGGAACCGAAAGTGATCGAGATTAAGAATGGTAGGTTCCGGTCTTCTCGTACCATTGAGGAGCTAGAGAACGCCCTACACAACGAGATCAAGAGCTTAACGGATTCCGAACGTGAGGTACTCGATCTTCTGTTTGCCGAGGTGCGCGACGGGGGGGACCCATCGTTACTTCACTGGTTGGAGAACGCGGAATACAAGCGCCCTGTTGTTCCTATGGAGCAATTTTTAACGGACCCTTACTATCTTGGGGTCACGTGTAGTACCGTTTACCCCAAGCTCAAGGCGGACCTAGTAGAGCTATTCGAGGGGGGCTACTCCGAGGCAGTGTTGACGGGTTGTGTCTCTCACGACTCAATCGTTTACGGGGGTAACGGTTCGCTCAACTTGTTGGGGGAGTTGATCGGTACGCAACCCAAAACGGGTGTGGTGGTTATCGACGATGACCGGGGTTCCAAAACTTCGGCTTGTGGGCCGATAGTGGACTCCGGTGTCCGTCCTGTAATCAATATCGTTCTGAGAAACGGTTTTGAGGTTAAGGTAACCCCAGATCACAAGATTCGTGTGTATCGGGACTGGCGCTACCAATGGGTACCAGCACGAAACTTGAAACTCGGGGACCACGTGGTCGTGGCTCGATTTGTGGAGACGGCGCCAGACAGGAATCCCGGGGTAAAGCGTGCTCGTTATCTAGGTGGTTTGGATTGTGAATTGGGGGTTGATGCGCGCGTGCCTGATGAGATTTTGAGGTCTCCGAACGCAACGCTAATCGAGTACCTAAAGCGCCTTTTCGCTATTCACGCGAAGTTTTCAGACGCCTTGAACGTTTCGATTACTTCGAAGTCATCTTTTTTTATCCGACAACTTCACTTAGTTCTTCTCCGGTTCGGGATACGTAGTCGTATCCAGTTGCGCTACGAGTCAAGGCTAGAGATCAACGAGGTTCTTTCGCTAAGGTTGTTTTGTGAGCTGTTTGATATCTCAGTATTTTTCCCAGAAGCCTGCAAAAGATTGAACCGTTTCTTCAGCCTAGAAGAAGCGGCTAACACGTCCTACGACGCTTCGGACGCGGGGGCGCAGCGGCTGAGCAATTTCGATAGGGACCTAGCTCTTGAGCCGGTTGTACGGGTCGAAGACTTAGGAGAATCCGTTCCTACGGGGGACGTCACCAACGTTGAGGTTGGGCGCCGGTTCCTTTGCAACGGCGTTGTTGTTAGTAACAGCATTGGTTACGGAAAAACGTACTTTGCTTCAATAGGAATTTGCCGAGTTCTCTACGAGCTGTCCTGCATGGTGAACCCTCAGAGGAGTTTTGGTATTGCCGAGGGTTCCGGTGTGGTGGTGACGGTGATGAGCGTGACGGAGGCGCTAGCTCAGAAGGTTTCATTCGAGAACGTTGCTACCAAGATTAAAGCTAGTCCCTACTTTCAGGAGCACTTCCCTTTCACTTCGTCTAAGAAGGAGCTGAAGTTCCCCAACGCGGTGTTTGTTGCGGCTCGTGCTGCAACGGACACGAGTGCTCTAGGTTTAAACTCCATTGCTGGGATGATGGATGAATCAAACTTCTTGAGCAGTGTAGTTTCGTCTAACAAGAGCCAACCTTTGAGTTTGGCGGACACGATCTACACGACGATCAAGCGCCGGATGAAGTCCCGCTTTGGGCGCATGGGTCGTCTACCTGGAATCTTATTCCTCGTTTCTTCGAAGAAGACCAAGGACGACTTTACTGCTAGGCGCGTGGAGCAATCTTTATCGGACCCAACGGTGTTCGTTAGAGATTACTCCCTGTGGGACGTAAAGCCGGACGAGTATCATTCCTCTAAGAGGTTTTGGGTTTTCGTGGGTAACGAAAACACGCTGAGCCGGATTCTTGAGCCGGGGGAGGAGGTGGCGCTCAAAGAGCACCCAATCGAAGGCTCTGTTTTGATTGAGGTCCCCGAGGATTACCGCCAGGACTTTGAATCAGACCTTGAGGGTAGTATTCGCGACCTTGCTGGAATCTCTACTACTTCTGTTAACCCTTACATTCAGCAACGCCAGAAGATACGGGACGCGGTGGTGGCTGGTAGGAGGCACCCATTTTCAACGGAAGTTTTGGACCTATCGCGCCGGGGGTTTTTTCTACGCGATCTAATGGTTGCGAAATTCGTAGACCGGATTTCTCCGGGGGTGACTGAGGAGCGTATTGCTCCGCTACTGAATCCGGGTATTCCGCGCCGAGTACATATCGATCCTAGCCTACGAGGTGACGCTACCGGGTTGTGTATGGCCCACGTGCACGGGTACAAGGATGTAGTTCGCCGGAACCGTCAGCAGGAGAAGTTTATTGAGCGAGCGCCGATCTACGTGGTCGACCTGTTCCTTAGGATCGAGCCGCCCATGGGAGGGGAGATACTGCTATCGGATGTTCGCGCGCTTGTGTACGAGCTTACGAAGATGGGTTATCCCATCGTGGGGGTATCGCTCGATTCCTACCAGAGCGCAGACAGTATTCAGCAGTTGAAGGCTCAGGGGTACACGTCCGAGGTAATCTCAGTGGACACGTCCCCGGACCCCTACGACAACCTAAAGCAGGCGCTCTATGATGACCGTGTGCAAATGTACGACTATCCAGTGGTTATTACGGAGCTTCGGGAGCTGGAGGAGGATCGTCGAGGCAAGCTAAGGAAGATTGATCACCCTCCCAAGAAGAGCAAAGACGTAGCTGATGCGCTTGCCGGGGTGTGTTGGGCGCTCAAGAAGGGTATAAACTCCGAACCTCTTCCGATGATCTCCAATCTCGAACCATCCGGCAAAACACCGCTCGGGTTTGCTCAGGTTGTAGAAGAGAGCGCAGTAAAAGAGAAGTACGACTTGTTACCGTTTTTTGGTGGCGGTGTAGGATAAAACTATGGGCTTCATTTCTGACATTGCCGGTAAGATCGAGAAGTTTTGGAAGTTCGACAAGGAAGCCCAGAACGTTGAGTTAGCTCGTGGTACGACGAATGCCGTAGCCCTTCAGGGGTACGGTAACGACTACGGGTACAGCTCCAAACTCTCGTCCTTGTTGGCGATTGAGCAGGACCTTCTCTCCCGGTATGCGGACTACGAAGAAATGGACGACTACGGGGAGCTATCGAGCGCGTTAGATATCTACGCGGACGATGCGACCCAACCGGACACGGAGATCAATCGAACGATCTGGACAACTTCCAAGGACGCCAATCTCCAAAAGATCCTAAACGATCTACATCACCGGAGGTTGAGGTTAGACGAAGAAATGTGGGAGATTGCGCGATCTCTCTGTAAGTATGGGAACGACTTCGAGGAGCTGCTGGTCACGAACGAGGGGGTGGTTGGGTTGAATCACCTAGCGCCTCAATCTGCCCGACGTGTCGAAGACTGCTACGGGGCTCTATCGGGATTTGTACAGGTTTTCGACGGCTCTACCGGGGTGACTACGGACCAATTTGAGGAGCTGCTACAGGCGCGGAACAAGGCTATCAGTTGCGAGGCGGGTTACCCAAAAATGCAAAACGCGGTAGCGTTTGAAGATTGGGAGGTAGCTCACTTTAGGCTGAGGTCGAAGTATCGGCGTTCCGCCTACGGGATGAGCGTGCTCGACTCGTCCCGCTGGATCTGGCGTCGTCTGATGATGGTCGAGGATGCGGCGATTCTTTTCCGACTCCAAAAGAGCATGGAACGCTACGCATTTTACGTTGACGTGGGGGACCAGCCAGGACCTGAGGCTATCGCCTACGTGAACAAGATTAGGCAGCAGTACCGCAAGAAGCGATTCGTTAACAACCAGACGGGCAAGCTGGAGCTTAGGTTTGATCCGGCTTCCCCTGATGAGGATTTCTGGATCCCCTCTCGCGCCGGTAGGGACGCGACTCGTATTGACGTAGTGGCCTCCCCGGTATGGCAGACCGTAGACGACCTGAATTACTTTTACGGGAAGCTTTTCGCTACGTTGAAGGTTCCCAAGAGCTATTTAGGCCAGGACCAAGAGGTGGCCAGAGCAACGCTATCGTCTCAGGACGTACGGTTCGCGCGGACGGTGCTTCGTGTTCAGCGCGAGTTAAAAAACGGAGTCAACAAGATCGATAGAGTTCACCTTGCGGCGCTGGGTATCGACCCCGCTAAGGCAGAGTTCGACAACCACATGACTGTACCCTCTGCAATCTTCGAGTTAGCTCAGTTGGAGGTGCGTAATGCTCGTGCCGATCTGGCTACTCGGATGGCTGACTTTTTTCCTACGGAGTGGCTGTTGCAGCACGTGTTTGGTTTATCCGACCAAGAGACCAAGCAAGTTTTGAGCACTAAATCAGCCGAGGTTGTCCAGGCAGCGATCAACGCGGGTAGGGGAGAGGCAGAGGCGCAGAAGCTGATGAACGATGCGCTTCCCGCAGAGGAGTCAATCTCTCAAGGGGCGGAGGTTAAGGCGCGAACGAGAAGGGCGCTTACTGCCATGGGGCCGGTAGAGAAAGAAAATAAGGGTAGTTCGGCATCGGAGAAGAGAGCGGCGATGAAGCTCGACGAGATTCTTGCTACCGACCACCAACTAGCCCGGAGATTAGAGGATATTAAGGGGTTGTTAATGGATATTCGTTCTGTTCAGGGGCGCCCCGCGCCCAGTGCTCCTAGGCGCAATTGACCCTTGCCTTTAAGCGTTGTAATCTTTCGCCTATGTCAGCCGTATCGAGAAACGAACTAGCTTCTTTAACAGCCGGTTCGTTTGAGGAGCGCCAAGCGCGTGTTTCTTCCGCAGTAGAGGCCGCAAGCAAAAAGTTATTTCGTACGAAAAACACTTCGGTAGTCGCTACGTGTGACAACTATTGTGTAGTGGAGGCTCAGGCCGTTGAGGGCGTGAAAGTCTATCGGGTTGAGTACGAGATTGTGAAGGGCAGAGTGGTTCTGAAGGGTTCTGAGCCTGTAGTTTTGAGCCGGGTAGAACCCAAGACCTACGTTGCTGAGTGTTGCGGCGCTATTGTCGATGCGTTGTGGTCGGGGGACTTGGACGGCGCTGCGGAAGCGTCTTTACAGGCCCTCGTTTTGCTTGAGGCGGACTCGGATATCCCGGAGCCGGAGGATTTTGCTACTCGTTTCGAGCGGTACTTGTCGTACCAGTTACCTTGGAAGCAAAACTTCCCACGGCTTGAGGCCGACCACGTGGACCAGCTCGATGTATCGGGTGTTCATGAGATCAAGGAAGAGATTGCTCAAGTAAGGGAGCAACTCCTAACCATCAAGGCCGTGTTGATTGAAAGATTGCAATTGCCGGACTTGTGGGAATCTCGTTCGATAGCCGTTGATTACGTTGTTGACGTTGAGCAGGTTATCGAATTTTTATCAGAAGCGGTTGACAAAGTTTTTGACGAAGGCTCCCTTAAACGAGTTTTACTCGCGGTAGGCAGAGTTTTGGATCATTATGTAGCATCGGGGCGTAACCTGTTATCGCCGTAGGATCAGGAGAATTTTTTATATGGCAAATCTAACGAGTTTAGAAGACGACATGCGGGCAATCGGGTTACTCTCCGAGAGTTCGGAGCCGGTAGCCGAGGGCATGCGTCGGATCAAGACGCAAAAGAGCACGTCGTCTCAGCGGCGCAAATGGCGTCAAGCTGCCCGAAAGAACAAGGGCAAGCGTCGAGCTTACGCTAAGAAAGCATCGACTAAGCGGAAGCTTAAAATCCGCAACAAGAAACGCGATGCGATGGGCCTGAACGACAAGCCCCGCGCAAATCGTGTACGGGTCATGGTTACCGGGTTGGAGAAGGTGGCGGACCTCATGGAATCCGTAGACCGCACCTTAAGCAATATTGAGAGTGCTTCAACGCGTAGGATGTTGGAAGGTTTTGGGGAGCTGGCGCTTTCCGCTGCTGAGCTTGCTGACTCCTTCGGGTCGTATGCAGACGCGCATTCGTCGGTTAAGGCTTTGATCTCGGGTTTCTTGGAGCTTTCGCAAGACCTTTGCGACCTGGCCGAGGCAATGAGCAATGGTGGTTCGGTATCCGAGACCAAACTTCAAGACGCTTTCTTGGAGGCTGTTGAGTACGTGACCAACGGCGCGGACCTTCTCTCCGACTTGGTTGAGGCCGAGGAGGACTGTGAATGTGAAGACGAAGAAGATTGTGATTGTGATGAGGGAAACTGATGAACGGGGGGCCTCTATCGGAGGCTCCCAGGAAACGGCGAGCGTATTACAGTAGTGGGCGCAAAGAAGTGATAGGATTCGGCGGGAACCCTTTTAAGAGGAAAACTCGAAAATCCCCTAAGAAAAGCACTTCTGCTTCTATTGACCGTTCACCCTTTCGTTCAAACTTCCGGTGGAAAAAATGACTAAGACTCCCAAACGATTGCTAGTAGATTCGAGAGCCATTTCCTTCCAACTTTTGGAGGGTTCGGATAGTGGCAAGGTTAAGGTACGAGGCGAGTTTGCGCGTTGGGACAAGCCAACGGCAAACGGAAGGCTCTACCCAAAGGCCGTTTGGGAGTCTGAGATTCGTCGTTTGCGCAGTGATCTCAAGAGCCGCCGAGTTTTAGGTGAGCCGGAGCACCCTGCGGACGGACGGACTCAGGTTTACCGTGTTAGCCACGTTGTGACGGACCTTCGAGTTGAGGAGGACGGCAGTGTTGTAGGTGAGGCTGAGTTACTGGACACGGCGCGTGGTAAGGACTTGAAGGCGATTATCACGAGTGGTTGTACTCTTGGGGTATCGTCGCGCGGGTACGGGTCGACGGAGACCACGGAAGGTGGCCAAGAGCGAGTTTCATCCGATTACCGGCTTGAGACTTTCGACTTTGTGTGTAACCCGGCGGACGTTACGGCTTATCCAGAGCAGATTGAATCTGTAGATGCTCCCGAGGAGCGTCCGGTTGTTCTGGCTGAATCGAGCAATAAATTTGCAGAGGCTCTAGCGGTGGAGACGGCGCGAGTAGCCTCTGAGTTGAGAGCTGAATTTACCGAAAAGCTTCCGGTGCTGTTGGCCATGGTCAAGGCGGAAGCGTTAGCCGAGGCTGAAGAAAACTTCAGGAGCGGTACTACAGACTATTCCAACGCTGTATCGCAGATTAAGGACCTTTTGTCGGATGCTGTTCAGGCGGTTCC